TCTGTTTCTATTGCTTGAATTATCTCGTAAAGCCTAATTGCATATTTTAAGTCTGACCATAAAACACCACCACCTACATTTGCAGGACTTCTAAATAAATTACCTTCAACATTATAGCTTGATGCTGAATTGTAAAAAAGTCTTTGAGTATGAGTAATTAGAGGTGCAATTATAGAACTATGACCCCCTGTTAATTTGGATTTAATATTTGTATAGTCATAATCTAAAGTGTATTGGTTTAATGAAGCTAAAGATGACAACTGAGAATCTCCTAATACATCTTTTAGGTTAATGGTGTTTCCGTAAAAAGTAATCTTGTATGCGTAAGGTACGTTTTTCTTTAGCTCTACACCATTTAATTGTATAAACCCTGTCTTAAATGGTATAAAATTTAATTGTATTTCTGCTGGTATCTTTTGCCTAGCATCAAATCCATTATCAATATATATATTTTCGTAATGTTGGAAAATAATGTTATTGCTTCTACTTGCTGGTACAGTAAATGATTGGCTAAATTCTGTGAATATCTTTGCAATATCTTTTATGTTCTGAATTGATTGTGTCATTGACACAGTTTCATCATCAAATAAATCTAGCCTTTCGCCTTGTATAAATAATTGCAGCTTTTGCATTATCTCACATTATTTATGTAATCAAACGCATCCTCAAATTCTATTGTGTATTCAATTAGCTTTTCATTTAAGGAGGTTTTGTAAACCATATTTGAAGTCTTAGTCATTACAGGAACAATTTCAGTTGCTCCAGCAGAATTTGTTCTTGTCATCCATATATAATTAGATAATAACATTTCTTCAAAATAACAATTTGCATATTCAGGATAATAACCTGAGCTAAATGTGTTGCTTTGGATAGCCTCTGTATTAAAAGATTGTTTTGTTGCTTGGTTTACACTATATGTAACAGTTGCTTGTCCTGTTTGCAAGGTGTTGTTCTGATAATGTTCCCTAGTTCTATTTAATGTTTTGACTTGTTTTAAATAAAAATATAGGTCTTGCAATAAACCATACTTATTTAGAAATGTAAACTTAGTTCCAGCACCATATTTTGTACAATCTATTCTTTCAATAATCAATTCACTTTCTTCTCCGCCATCTTGTAATTGTAATGTTGTATCGGTTGTAGAATATGATTGATACCTTAATGTTCCTTCTGTTGCCGAAGGCACCTTGCCACTTACTCCTGTTGGAATAAATATTACGTATTTGTTATCTGATGGTCTTTTTGCACATACTAACCATCCACCTGTAGATGATATTGTAGGATTAACCCCTTCCATAAATGTACCATAACCATCAAGAGCTTGAAGCGCGGTTGTAGAAATAGTTGTAGCAGTTCCTGTTCCGTTTAGTCCTGAGTATGATTTCATTACTAACGAAACTTGTATTAGGTCAACAGGATATGTGCCTGTAAAAGTTGGCGTAAAATAATCTCTCACCAATGTTGCATATTCCCAAACGACATAGGTTGCTGGTGTTGTGTTTTTAAGTAACGTATACCTTAATGTTCCCCCCACGCTTATTTCTAAGCTATGAGAAAGCGTTCCTGATGCTGCAAGGGTATTTATATACTGAGGACTTCTAAGTGCCTGAAATGCCATAATTCTGTTTTAATTTTTTTGTCCAAAGACCGTTTGTTTTTCTATTTCTAATATAAATGATTCTAAAAACTCATCTCCTAACTTTTTAAGTGCTGATGTGAGTGGTCTTGTAAAAAAGGTGTTAGCCCTTAATCCCTTATTCCATATTGATCTTGTAATTAAAAATGTCATATCATTATAACTCATAAAACGACCTTTCTTATCTCTAAACTGAAACTTTTTTTTGTTAACCCATTTAGTTATTCCTTTTCTTAACCCACCTCTTGGACCGGTTCCTGAACCATATTGAAATTTAGATAATGCTTTTTCTGTTTCCGGATAAGTAGAGGTTACACCCCTTACTCCCTTATCTACATATTTACCATAATCTTCCATAAAAAACGATAATAAGAAAACTCCATTCTCTACTATCAAATCGTATGACAAAGAATTGTATAAGTTACCCCCACCCTTTTTGTCTTTTTCTAAGTTTTGTTTTGCCTGCGCAACTATTTGTTTTGCGTATGCCTCCATTAATAAATTTAATTTTTTTAAATCAGGATTAGCCATTAGCAAATATATATGTCATTATAAATCATTATATCCATCGTGCTAGTCCAACCAGCAAGCTCGTTTTCAAACCTATCATAAAAAGGTGTTAGTGTAGGATTGCCATCAAGCTGATATTTGTCCGTAAATAACTGACCCATTCTTAACACTTGTATTAACTTATTTAAAACAGTTAGTTGTGTGTTTAAAATATCTTGATGATTGTTGTTGCCTGTAAATATGTCGTATGTTTCATCCTTAGATTGGTCAACCATATCCATAGCTAAAACAGAAATGTTAAATCTAAGAACTTGTTCCTCATCTGTAACGCTATTAACTATAAGATGACACATTGGGAATATGTCTTGTTTGTTTAGGTTTACATTAGACAACTCTCCGGTTGTAACTGTATTTACATTTGTATCACCTAGCAACTGACTTTTAATTGTTTCAGTTACTTGGTAAAATCCTCTTACCGCTTGGTTGTCGTTGTTACTCATTTGAAATCGTTTTTAATCTTTTTAGCTTCTGTTTCGTTTTTATCTTTTATAAATGATAGCATCATAAAACATTCGTGCATTCCTAGTTCGGTGATATGTTCAAATCGTCTAATGTCTCCCTGAGCGAGCGCATATAGGCTGGAATACCATCCCCATTTAGTTCCGAAGTTAGAAACTGCATCAAGTCCAGATTCTGTTCCCCCTCCAAATATTTCATCATAGTCTGCGACAATTCTATCCCTAAATTCCACAAAAAAAAAATTGAACTTAATACCGCATCCATAGGAATGTTTAATGCTTCTTCGTGTAGTTCTGTATTATATTTTTCTATCTCATACTTTTCTCTGAGCTTTGCTATTATAGGTCTGTATAATACATTCATAGCCCTTTCTATATTTTCCCAATCTCCAATATATGTGTCTAGATCAATGTATTCTCCTAATGATAGTTCTTCAAGGTTTGGATGAAACCCATACTCTTTATTTCCTAATTTAAATCTTTGAACCAAATCCGGTTTTTCTTTAAACATCTCATCAAGTGTAGATGTTATTTCCTCTGTGTCGCTATACTTTAACTCCATTACATATTCTAAGGGAGCATTACAAAATATCTCAATCATCTTAGCCTGTAAAAATCTTTCATCCGTATTGCTAGTTTGAACATTTAAGTATCGTTTATATTGACCTAATGTTATTTCTGCAAGAGATGTTGGTATTGTAATCTTTACTTTCATACTTATATAACGTATTTTTTAGACATATTTTCTAAACCCTAATTTAATAAAAAAGGGCGGACATTTCTGCCCACCCAAATTGCCTAACCAAAAGCAACTAAGTTACATATCTTTTAACTCTTCAAGATATATTTGATTTTCTAACTCCATTTCTAAATGATGAATAGCTTTAACTATATCTTGAGTAATTGGGTTATTAGGTTTTTTCCCTGCCCTCATAATATAAGTAAGTGCAGTTCCTAAGTTGTAGTTGTCGTCTTGAAAATCCCAAACTACATCTTTAGCTTCAATGCTCATATACTTACCTATGTAATAATCCGGAGACTTTTTCATATATTATTTATATCAATGTAATTCATCTTGTAACGATTTTAATTTATTCTCTAGCTCTCTGTATTTTAACTTGAGAATGTTATGTTCATATTTTAAGTCTGATGCTTCTAGCTGAGCATCCAAAAGTCCATTGGTTAGTTTGCTAATATAAAACGAAATCTGCCAAAATGATTCTATTACTTGATTAAGTTTATCGTTTTTCTTTTTACCCTTACTCCATTCATCGAGTATTTGCATAACTACATCAATGTGAGTGTCGCATATTAATCTGTCTTTTTTGTCCATTTTATAAAGATAAAACTATGACCTTATTATATCCAAATCTAATTCTTTTGCAACATAGTTAATATGTTTTGATGTGGTTACTGACCACCATCCTAAAACTAGCAGTTTGTCATTGATGATTGTAGCAACATTAGTGTTGTAGCTATATACATTATTTCCTTTAATGTGGAGGTTTTGTTTGTATCTGTCTAAGTGTATCATAAGTTAAAAAGGTATTTAATCAGGGCTGACCCTGCAAGTGGTAATAAAAATACTGCGGTCATTATAAGGGCTGCCACAAAATAAGCCACATAGTGTTCGAAGGTTAGTTTCTTTTTCATTTTACACAAGCCTTAAATTCATTTACTAAATCATTAACTTCTATTATTAGCGAAGGCAAAAAGAAATTATATTTTTTAGTTTGTTGCATAATAAAATCGAATGTCATTTCGTTATGACTTACACCTTCTGTAGCTTCTATTAGCTTTTTTGAATGACCTCCGTATCTACTTTTGTGAACACTATAAATACGAAGTTTAGCAAAAGAGTCTGTATAGACTATATCTAAATTGTTTGAATGTATATAGTTAAATTCAAGGGGTTCCGGTGTTGGGAAAAAATCAGTTATTGGCATTTGGTTAGATTTAAGGTTAGCTTCGTTGCTAACACTTCAATATACAACAATTATTTGACATTACCAACAAAAAAGTTAAAAACTTTTAACGAATATTGTATTTTCCGTAGTTTGGTCTAGATAGTTTGTTGTAAGTAGCATAACGTAAAGCATCAATCGAATGATTGTAGAGGTCTACCGGAGTATTTAATACATTTCCATTTTTATCCTCTTGCCATTTATAATTTCTAAACTCTTTTATTGTATTAGTGCTTTGTTTTGTAACGCATAGCTTATACCTTCTTAACATATCAATACCTATATTAACAGAGTCTTTACCTTTTGTTGCTGGTTTTATGTTCCACCCGAAACGATATATTTCCTCAATACTTTTTGGCTCTGCGCTATCTGCAAATATTTCATCTCGCCTTCCAATACCTAATCTCTCAAGCTCATTTGCAATATCCCTGTTTGTCATTCCTGTTCGATATAGATATTCTTTAAAATACAAAGTCATATCGTGACTATAAACTGCTATTAATGTTGTCGGATCATTAGAGTACCCAAAGTCCATACCCATTGACAAAAACTTAGCGTTTGAAGGTATTTCTTCAATAACATTACAGTTAAAGATTATACTTTTTGATTTTCCTATTTGTCCTAATCCGTAAATATTCCAATAGTTCTCATCTGTTTCTCTTAACCTTTCAATCTCTTTTTTTATTTCCTCACCCAAAAAAGGATTGTTCTTGTAAGTAGTTATAAAAAAATCAGCATCATCTCTTGGCTTAACTTTTTCGTATATCCAATGATATTCATCAGAAGGATTATAGTCTAATATTATTTTATCTTTTGTTCTAAAGATTAACTGTTGCCAATCTTCCCAATGCAACTCGTTTGCTTCATTAATAAATAAAAGGTCACGTTTACGACCCCTAACTTTTTGTGGAGAGTCTAAGGATATAAACTCTATAAGGTTTCCTTTAAGCCTATATTCTGCGCTTGACTTATTGTGCGACTCTTCATCATATAAATCATAGTTCCTGAGTATTTCAATAAAATCCCTCATTGCGGAGGTTCTTAAAGCAGGATATGTTTTTCTAGCTATAGATATGGTTTTGTTTTTATTCTTTAGCACATAACCGAATATAATCCAAATAAGAATATTATACGTTTTGCCGGAACGAGTACCTCCTTGCTCAATAGTAATTCTTTTATCAGACTTTTCTAAATGCCTCCATACTATATTAGTCTTTAATCTCTTCATCTATAACCTCAATTCTAAAGTGACTATCAGTCCCAAGGTCTAATTCTTGTCTTTCAATATAACCTCTAGATTTACCCTTAGTCTTTAGATAAAAAATAGTTGCAGCAGTTGAGCCATCACCTATTTGTTTATGTAACTGACTTTCTGCAAAGTCTAAAGCAATATCTTGAATGTCCTTGACACTCTTTGCAAAATCTTCATCTTCTTTTAACCAATCATAAAATGTAGTTCTTCCGATACCTACGTTTTTACAGGCAGTAGTAACTACTCCTAATGATTTTTCTAATGAATTTAAAATTGCTTTTTTATGGTGTTCGGTTTTGTTCGTCATTTTGGTTGCCAAGCGTTAGAAAATTCTTTGTCTTTAAATATTTCACTCTTTGGAATTCCAGCCTGAAATAGCAATCTAACTACTTCATCTTTTTCCATCATTAATCGTTTCATAATTTCTTCTCCGGTTAATCCATCATTAACCATATCTGTAATAATGTTAGACATCTCTAAGACTTTGTGTGTACCTCTTGCTCTATTGTGTCTAATAGTTGCCATCTTTTTTTGATTATCATCTGTTTCTTTTAATATGACTACAGGAACTAAGCCATCTGTTAATTCATATATTTCTTTATGACCTGAAACAGTCCACCTATGAAAGCCATCAACTATACTCATATCTGCATTTGCAACAATAGGTTGTGTCCACCCATCTTCTTGTATAGATATTTTTAATAGCTTTAATTCCGGAGGAGCAACTACGTTAGGATTGTAATTGTTTGGTTTAAGCTCATCTCTCTTAATCCAATTAATATTAGATAGCGGTTGGTTTTGTGTTTTTTTATTTTCCATATTTAAGTATAGCTTGTTCAAGTGTTATTCCCATTTTATCTCTTACTTTCTCTCCTTCTACATTTAAATTGTTTGATGCTCTTCCCTTAAAATCTCCCCTAATTGCAACTTTTGTAAGCCATAACCAAGATACTCCTGATATGGGATGTGATTCTTCATCTTTTATTTCATCGTTTGTTTTTTTAAAATGAAGCTTTATATATGAGTTTAATGTTTTTTTTACTTGATTTTTTGCTTCCGGCTCATAAGAATCTAATACAATATTTAAGTATTCTTTATAAGATAAATTTTCAGGTTTACTTTTAGAATTAGAGTATAAACTTGTATTCGCATATCTCCAAGCAGTAGCGACACCTTTTACTCTATAAAGCATTTTGTGCCACATTTCAGGAAAACATTCTGAATATAACCAAAGTCCTCTTAATGGTTCTTCTCCAAATGGAGGACAAACTCTTTGACTTAAAAAGTTTTGATGCATTTTAGTTTGATTAAATATATCATAGGTTTTGTTATAATCCCATTCAAACTTATGTACTGCTAACCAAACATCTTCGCTTGACCAATCATAAATAGGAAAACACCTGTATTGGTTTCTTGATGATTCTGATTTTGAATTTATAAAAGCATCATTCTTTTTACTTGCAACAACCTGATACCTTCTAAGACTTTCCTGTGTACGAATACCTGTTAGCATAGCTACACTTCCATCTGCTCTAGAATATAAATATGGGCTAAACTCTTGGAAAGACATTCCCTTATTAAAGTTTTCGTGTGTTGTTATTGCTTCCTTAGGCAACTCTCTAACCCACACATCTTTTTTTTCACTATCCCAACAATACCAAAATGGTTCTTCATTAGATGCTGCGTTCCTGTGTTTAAATTCTAAGCAATACCATTTTAAATTAACATCTTTTGATTTAGACACTCTGCGGACATATTCTATAGTCGGTGGGTGTATAGCCTCTTCATCAAAGAAAACTACGTCTAAGGGCAGCTTATTGCGTTCTCTCGCAACTTCTAATGCGACATTTAATACTGCAGTTGAATCTTTACCTCCTGAAAAAGAAACTACAACTTTATCAAAATGATCAAATATATATCTAGTTCTTTCTAGTGCTTCATCATAAACATTAGATTTGAGAACTTCTTTTTTTCTCATTATTCCAGCCATAACTAAATTTTATATTTAATTAAATCTAAAGCCTTTTGATACATATCTGAATCCATACCCTTAATAAAGTTTAATGCTAAGTTAATGTCTTTGTCTAAATATGTATTTGCAATGTTTATAGTATGCGTTCCCCTAAGAATACCTCTAGGTTTATCATATATAGGAGAAAGCTTTTCTCTTTTAATGTAATCCATAGTTTTATTATTAGACCAATCTCTTAATGGGAAGTATTGTAGTATTCCATTTTTATTAGAGTAAAGTTCTTTTTTTATAAAATTACCATCAGCAGTTCTTCTTCCATAAATAACCATAGATGAATTTGTTTTTTCAGAATATTTTTTTATTCCGGATTGTTGGAATTTAAAAAACCAATTTCCTTTTATTTTAGAATTAGATGGAAAAATATATTTAGGATTCTTTTTTAAAAAATCTATACCTAAGTGTTTCTGTTCAACAAAAATTAATTCTACATTCTTTTCTTTACAATAATCTTCAATGTATTTTATGTGAGATGGATAATCTATTTCTTTATTTATAACACAAACGTGAGGAACATTATAACCTTGATCTAAAATAAATTTACTTACCGCAACACTATCTTTCCCACCTGAAAATGCAAGGATTGAATTATTAAAATTCATTACTTGGTTCTTATAGAATCAATTTTGCTTGCGCTAACACCATTAACTATAGTTCTGTTAATCATAGGATGAATTTCATCGGTAGCTCCAAAATCGCTATCAGGATGAAAAGCCACTACATCCATTCCTTCTTTTTCAAATGTTTTAAATGCGTGCGTGCCTGTTGGATATGTTTTTCCATCCTCTCCTTTAGCAAAAGAAACACCATCCCATTCTTTAATAATAAATATCATTCCTTTAAATAATGGCAAATTTCCAAATGGTGTAATGCACTCTCCATTTCCTTTTGTTACCATACCAATTCTATTTGATGGATGAGTATGTTGTGTTTGATCAATATTTGCTGGGAAGTGCAAATGATTAAAACAAGGATCGCCAAATTTTACCGGAGGGATAAGTAATGAGTCAGTACATCCATCAATGTATTTTAGTCTGCCTTCATCTTCAAGGGGACCGCCAAACATAGTCATTGCTGAGTAATTGTTTTTTGGATAAATACCTTTGCTATGCACAACTTCTATTATAATAATTTTTCCTCTACCTTCTATAATTCCTTCACCAGCAAAAGAAAAATACATATTTGTACATATATCGTGATTTAAACTATTTAATGTTAAAAGGGCTTGACCATCATATACAAACCCATAGTAAGAACAATGTCTTTTTGTGACTATACCTTGTCCATTTACTACATTATAATAACGAATAGGATACTCTTTGTGATTTGAATCATCAAACAGAAGCCCTACATTTTTACTTTCAAAGTAAACAAAACTGTCATTTTCAATCATTAGATAAAAATTTATTTATTATTGCAATAAGCGCATCTTCTGTTTTGTCTAAGTTAAATTTTGTTTTGGCTTTATTAATTCCTTCAATTAATCTTAGCTTATTGTCGTGTAACATAATACATTCAAAAGCTGAGTAGTTATCATCTCTTAAAGATGGTTTGTTGTTTTCTATTTTTTGTTGATCATCTACATCAAAGAAATCATTCTCTCCAAATCGAATTGGCAATCCCCAATCATCAAGTATTTGAGCATCCCATTCGTTTGCTAATATTTCCCAATCCCATTCTCCAAAACTTAAATTGTCTTTAATAACAAATTGTTCTTTTTGTTGGTCTGTAAGGTTGTCTGCTTTTATAATCCAAATATCCTTAATGCCTAGCTCTTTGCAAGCCTTATATCGCATATTGCCTCCAAGAATACCATACTCACTATTAACTATAATAGGTCTAAGTTTAAGCATTTCAGGAAACTCTTTAATGCTATTAAGTAATTTTTTAAATTTAAAATCTTTAATTAATCTAGGATTAACCGGATTACTAAATACCTTATTAATGTTAATTTTCTCAATCATAACTATATAACGTAATTATTTAAACAATTTCTTTGTCATTGTATTTCCACTCAAAACTTTTTATTACATTTTTTAAATGCATCATTGTTTCTTCGTGTCTGTTTTCCGGTATTTTGTAAACTAAACGAACTAAAGCATTGTCTAACATATACTCTAATTTGTTGTATTTATCTTCTAGATACTCTAACCTGTTAATTTGATCAATAGGTAAATCTTGTCTGAATGTAAAATAAGATTCTACTTCTGCAAGTTTTTTATTACTTCTTTTATGATACGGATAAGTTTTTAATGCGTGGATAACTGTAGAGTGATCTACGTTTTTGCCATTCTCTTTAAAAAAATCTGCAATCCTAGTCCATCGCATACCTAGTTTCTCTCTAAGTAAATAAAATAACAAGTATCTGTATTCTATAACACTTCTCCTCCTAGTGTTTTCAAATACATTTATTCCTGTTATCTCTTTAATCTTTTCAGCTAGTTCTATTGGTTTTAAGTTTACATTCATTTTGTTCTAAGTTTTAACAAATTATAACATTCTGTGTATCTCTGTCTTGCTTTGCTTTTGTATTCTTTTTTGAATAATTCGTATAGTTTTTTTGTGTATTGATACTTTGTCTCGCATCCAAGATAATACTTCTTTGCAAATGCTTTGCCTTTACCTTTAAAATAATTAACATTATCTGCAACATCTCCGACTATCATTTGCTCATAAAAATTATACATAGCATCTTGTTCTGTTATGTCTAAAACTGTTCTGTGATTAAAATGATAATTGTATATTAATGCAGGAAACTGTTTATAATCTTTATCTATTGAAACAATCATTACGTTATCTCTACCAACATCTTGAGTTATGTTATGCCAATATTTAGCAACCATATCGTCTGTTTCTACTCCGTAGCCTTTAATGCCCTTATAATTTTCAAAAACGTATTTGTGCATATCTCCAAGCAAAGGAGGTATTTCTATTTTTTTTCTATTAGCCTTGTATTTTTTTGTAAGGAGTTTTCTAAAATTTCCTCTACTGCCATTAAAAACTAATACTTTTTTTATGTCATATAGTTCTTCTAAGTCATTAATGATTTGCATAAATTGTTCATCAAACTTAGATATACAATCTTCTATGTAAACGTAAAAAGGATTATCTAAATCACTTTCTCTTTTTTTTAAACAACTAGCAAATATTAATGAGTCTGCATCTATAAGTAAAATCATTTTTTTCTTTCAGTATAATCTACTATCCAAACAAAAACAATTAGAGACATTCCTACTCCAAATAAAACTCCTTCAAAATAATCCATTATAATTCGTTTAATGATTCTTTGATTCTATCTAAGGTTTCCTCTTGATTTTTTTTCTGTTCTTTACATACCTCAGAAATAAGAAAAGGTAAATCATTATAAATAGTATTTACATCAATTACTAAACTCCTGTCATTTCCATAACCAATATAAAGCTCACTATTTGCACAATGCAAAGTGTAAATGTCATAAACGTATGTGTGTTGTAAAGCTTGGTCTAGCTTTTCTTCTAGTTCTGTTATTCTTTCTTTTTGTGTCATAACCACAATATACACAAAAAAGTTAGTAAATCCTAATTGATATTGTTAATATTTATAATTGTTGCTTGATTTTCTGTAAGCAAATAAACTTCTTTTAAAACTTTTTTTTTGGTCCACATAGTTGTATCCGGACAATACATTTCTGTAGATTCAGGTAATTCTATTTTATTTAACCAATACATAAAATTTCCTTTGGGATCATTAACAAAATAAAATTTAATAATGTTATTGTCAAGATTCATTAAAGATTTATACTTGTCTTTTTCAAGCATTTTATCCTCATAATACTTTGTGCGAAATTTCATCTCTATAACACAATCTTTTCCTTTAGGTGTGTAACCCTTAGCATCATAAGGAAGATAACCCTTACCTGTCCATTCTAAATCCCAACCATCTATATTTAGAGTAGCTACAACCGCCTGTTCTAGTTTATTAATTTCTTGCAATCCCATTCTTCCAAATCTCATTAAGGTCTTTTATCCACCTTACTATGGTTTTGGGGTTACAAGTACAGGGTTTATAATAACTATGTTTTTTGTAGAGTGCGTGTAGCTGGCACACCATTTCAAATTCTCGGGTAAGCAATGACTTACGGTTTGATTTTCGAAATAGCTCCCATTTTCTGTAGTCTGTTTCATCGAACTGAATCATTTTCTTGTTATTTTTATTTGATTTAATTTTTTTCTTCTATCATCACATTTGCATTTTGTGCCTCGATTATCGTGATATTTATCTACAAGGTATTTTATTCCTGTGTATTTTGTTATGTAATATATTAAATCTCCTAACCTCATAATAGTTTTTTTAGCTTTTCTTTAACTTTTGTGTAAGTGTTGTACAAAGAATAATATGATATTCCTGTTTTTCTTGACAAATTAGATATTTTTTCTCCGGCATTTATTAAATCAAAAACTTCTTTGTCATACCAATATAACGTATTTAAAACAGTTTTTACTTTTTTATACTTAGAATCATATTCTAAATCATAAGTCAAAACATCTGTATCTTTAATTTCTCTATACTTTATATTTTTTGCTTTTCTTTTTAAATCTAAAAATAAAGTTCTAAGTGTTTTGAAAATGTAATAATAATTAATCTCATCATTTACATAATTTATGTCTAATCCTTTTTCTAATTTTATTTGTATTCTAATATACATTTCTTGAACTAAGTCTTCAGCAGTAACTTTATTGCAACCAAAAGTCATAACAATCTCTACCCAAGTTTGATGTTTTTCAAATAATTTATTAATTGTTTTCTCAATCATTATTGTAAAGGATCATAAAAATCATCCACAATATAAGGATAACCAAGATCATTTACAGAAAAACTAAAATTATCAAAAGAATAATTCCTTGTTCTTTTGCATTTTACCGTTACATATTCTTTGTGAACGGTGTTTGCTTCTAGTTGTATTTGACACTCTGCTTTTTTTTCTAGTATGCTTCCAAGATGCCCTGTGGCTTTGTCAGTTCCAAAATTAGAATGAATAACTAATGATATGTGACATTTGTAATTAGCAGACCATTCCATTATAATTTGAACAATCTCATTACATTCTTTTAAATCATTTACATCTGAAACTAAATCAGCTATACCATCAATTATTAAGTATCCTACATTATCAAAACGATATTTCAAACAATAATCTATAAATTTTATTCTGTCTTTATGCCCAATAGTTCTTAATGAAAAAGGATGATAATCATTATTATCTTTTAATCCGGACATATCAATAGTTCTTTTAAACACTCTTTGACAATGCCATTTGCCTTGCTCTGTATCTATATGAATAACTTGCCTGCCTTTTCTGTGTCCTTTTATATCTCCAACAAAATGATTTGTATCTCCTAAATAAGCAGATGCTAATAAAGATATAAAAAATGTTTTTTTTGTTTTTGGAGGTGCTTGAATAAAACTAAAATTACCAATCGTTCCTATTGGAATTGGAAGTAGCTCATCACCCTTAGATGATTTAATGAGTTTCTCTCCAATAGATATTGCTACCGGAGGATATTCTATTTTTTCATTTGTGTCTATATAGCAATCTTGTTCTATTGATTGCATTAACACATATTCCGTTTCTTGCTTGTCGGTTAGTCTTAATTGCATTGTCTTTGTTTGGTAGTAAATATAAAAAAAAGAGGGCTATTAAGCCCCCTTTGTTAAAATGGTAGGTTTTCTTCTACCGCTTCCGGAACTTTGTCCTCTTCCTCTCTTTCTGCGAGGACAACATTTCCATCTGTCCAAAAGACCTTACCATTGCCTAGATAACTTTTAGCCTTTTTTGCATCCCTTTCTTCTTTTGTTTGCGCATCCATAATAGCGACATTGTTTCCATATCTAGTGTCATCATTTATAGCTATCGTCATATTATAATATACTGCGCCATCTTTGCCTTTGACAAATTTTTCTTTAGGAAGCCTATCTACCCTAATGCTTGCGTTTATTAATGTACTCATTTGATTTGATTTAAAAGTGAGGTTTTAACCTCGTTAGTTAACGTATAATATTCTTCAATGTCTTCGATTGATTTCCCATTCTTCATAGCTTTTAAAGCATTTTTAAACTCAGGAGTATTTTCTAATAGTTTTTTTGGTCTGACATAAGTGTTAGTAGCATCATCATCTTTGGTGTTATCTATTAAGAAAAGATTACCTAAGCTATATTTTTTAGCATAACTAGAAGCAGTTCCAAATCTTTGAGGCATTGACATTCCTTTTTGTTGTATGTCGACACCAACTAAAGCTGAAGCACTTATTTCTTCTATACCATCAAAAATAATAGCAGTTGATTCTATAATGTTAGTATCAACTAATTTTTCTTGTATTCTTACAGTGACTTTGTGTTTTAAAATATGTGGTTTTAAAGCCATTAGTATATCTTCAGCCGAACGATATTTATAGTCTCCAAATTTATTGTGTTTGCCCTTACTAGCTTTTAATTCTGTTTGAATTATTGCTAGCTTGTGATTTAGTTTCTGTTCCATATTATTTGTTGTTGTTTATAAGTCCTTCTAAGTGAGGGTTGTTATTTAAAAAGTCCTCACAAGATTTTAATTTTTGTTCTAATTTAAAAATTTTAAATTCTAAATTAACCTTATCCTCTTGTAAGTTTTTGTTTTCCTTGCGTAATGCAATTACTGAATAGTGATTAAAGAGATTATTCTCTTCAACTGCGGTCATAAATTCCTGCGCTTTTGTCATTTGTTTGTTGTTTAAAATTAATAAAAAAATATTAGTCCCAACCTATGTGCATTCTTATTTCCCAATCTTCCATTTCTGAAATTTCTTGTGATGTAAAAGTGCTATTGCAACTAAGTATGGTTTCTATGTATTCTCTGTAATTATTCATAATTTCCCATCTTTAAAATCTTCTAGTATTTGCAAGACTTGATTTTTGTTAAATCCTTGCAGACCAAAATATTCTTTGACTTGCTTAAAAGTCCAATGTCTGTTTGGTTTCATTCCTAACTTGCACCATAAAGACATATCTCTAATTGATACAATAAGATTATAATATCCCATATTAGATTGTTTGTTGTGTATCCACATTGGTTTTTCCCAATCAAGTTCAAATTGAGTTGGGGTTTTGACATCCTGTTCCATTTTAGTAATTGTTTTGGTTATACCTACAATATAAACAAAAAAGTTGGTAATTGCAAGTTTAAAGCAAAAAAAAGAGGCAAAATAAATTTACCCCTTCTTTAAACAAAGACAAAAACAGAATGCACTAATATAACATTAATTTAGTTCTTTTACAAGTTCTTCGTATTTTTTTATCATATCTTCTAATTCCGGTAATGATATTTTTAAAATTTCTTTAGCTTTTACTTCTAATCTTTTTGATGTTTTTTCTCCGTATTCTTGATCTAAATGTACTGAAAACTTAAATTGTTCCCCATATCTAAAAACATTACATCCTGCACATTGTACTTGGCAATTTGTTTCATCCCATCTTGTAGAATAAAATCTTCTTGATTGAAAATGACCACATTGTAATTTTTTCCAATCATCTTTTTTCCCACAAGTAAAACATTCCGCAACACCATTAATAGCATTTCTTTGCCTTATGTATTTACTAAATATAGAATCAAGTTTTTTTACAACTTTGCTTCTGCTTAGTTTTTTTCTTTTCACTTATCTTGTAATTGAAGTAAGGATTTTCCTAAAATTGGATCTATTTTAGATATTGCTTTATATATGTTTTTGCTTCTGCTTTTTACTTCTAGTTTTTCGGTTTTTGGACTATCTTTTCCTAGATTACAATATTGTATTGCATCCATTTCAAGCAATTTATCTACTCTATATTTTTTACTTTTACAAGTACAGTTTAGAAACTTATCTATTTGTTTTTTATTATATATCATAATACTAATTTATTACTTTTAAAAGAAAGAAAAGAAAAAAGGTAAAAAGAAAAGAAAGAAAAAGTCCCCCCCAAGAAAAATAAATTTTCAAAATTACCTGAACCAAGCAATGGTTTTTTGCAAGTTTAGTAGGTTATACAGGACTACGTCTGTTTAAACAAACATAGTTTATTTTTTTTGTATTACAATGTTTTCTGCAATCTTTTCTGCCGACCTACCTACAACATATCCACCAATTCCTAGCTCTAACAAAGTCCAAAACTCGTGTTCTAGTTCTGCGTTTGGCAAACCAAAAGCTGGCGCAAGGAACTTAGTATACATTACAATAAATCCAAATGCCAACATCAATATAGGTCTCCAACTTCTTTGCAAAAAGTTACCTTTTGATTCTGCTAGTATTATGCTTGTCTGCATTTTCTGTAGCTCTAGTTCTTTTTCTTTAAGAACTGTGATAACTTTGTTCTTTGCATTAATACGCTCTTCTTCGTTTGTAAATAAATCATCTAGGACATTACCTACATCTTTGATTACATTTCCGGATAAAAATTCTAGTATCTTTTTCATCTTGCATTAAATAATCTGTCCTCCATCTTGTCAATGGATTTCTTAATTTCTGATATATCTTCTTTTGTTTCTAAAATTGCTTTGTCCATCATTTCTGTTTGTAGTTCATACTCTGTTCTTGATACTGGAGGTTTAGGTTCTTCCATAGCTATTTGTATGTCAGCTTGCAAAGTCATATACATTGAAACCATCGTAGCAATAGTCATACCTACTGCTATTAAAGTTTTAATGGAAAGACCTACTACAGTCCCCTCACTAAATTCATCAAACCTATCTATTGCTGACCTGTTTTTGCTCATTTATTGTCTATTGTTTTTAATTTATTAATTGCCCAATTTATTCCTGAAGTACCTCCCCATCCTAACCAAGCCACACGACCTTTGTCTTTCCAAGGAGTAGATTTGTTTTCTGCACTTACTTCAGAATTTTTTTTATGCCTCATAAACGATGCCATTCTAGCGATTGTGTCACGAGAAATATTTTCGCCTTTTGCGAGCTGATTAGCTCTTGTCCAACCAACCCTTGTCATTCCCTTAACTTCATTACCATACTTATCTCGCCATTTTAAGACCTTCTTAGCGTTGTTCTTTGCGCTTTCAGGGTAATCGCTATATGAGTCATTTAAGCTCATCTTACCATTCTTAAATGAGCTATAACATATAGCAATAGCCTGTTCCTTTCCATACTCTTTGCTAAGTATAGGCACACATCTCAACATAAATTGAGATTGTTTTTCTCCTGATTTAGGTTTAGGTATTGGCATTTTTGTTTTTTATGAACCGCAGGCTTCGCAGTCGGGATTATCTATTGAGCAACTTTCTGTTTTAATTTGTTCTATTTCGTTTAACCATTCTTGGAAGTTAGAGGTTACTTTTTCGCTCATTTTATTTTATAATATGTATTATGATTAGAATTAAATTTTACTTTTAGAACTTCATTTCGATTATCCTCTTCGCTAATATAACTGACGTGAATCCACTTGGGATTGTAGTCATTTCCAAATTCCCAAATTAATTGGTCAAATGTCAAATTTTCCATAATAAAGTCAAATAGTTCTTTATTACTTTTTTTCCCTAGACTGTTTAAATCTATTGCTGCACCAATTTTATGACTGCTGGTACGACTTCCATTTATTGCTACATTAAGGTCAGGAGACCTATAAAAGCTATTAACTCCTATAGGATGTCCTGCAAATTCTCTTAATGGCTCAAAAACCGTTTCAGCGACAAGCTCCATATTTTTAAGATGCTCATCTGTTGGTGTGTTATCTATTTTAAGTTTCTTGGCAGTTGCTGACCTTGTAGCCTCTGTGTAAGAAATGTGCTTACTTATCTTCTTCTTTTTCATCTTCTTCAGGTATTACTTCATAACTGCCATCATTTAAGTTGACATTGATTTGACCATACTTTTCTTCTAACTCCTCTTTGATTTTTGTTTGCTCAGCCATTAGCTCACCATACATATGTTGTAGAGAATGAATCTGAGTAGACAATAATCCGATGTCGTGAAGGATTGCACCTTTCTTTTTCTCTTGCTCTTGAAGATTTTCTAATTCGCTTTTTTCAATATTCATAATTATATAATTTAATGTGAATTACAAATATATACTATTTGTTTTTCAAAAGTTCAATCTCTGCTCTAAGCTCTTGAATTGCACCTACTAATAAAGGAACAAGTTTAGACTGGTCAATACCTTGATAGTCCTCTACGCTTCTTGTTGCCATTACTGCTTCAGATACTAATACCTTTTCAGTCCAAGATTCTTTGGCTTCTGTTATTACATTACCTTCTTCATCTTTTTCTTCTTCAATAGCAGGATGTAC